AGAAGTATAAAACAATAATTAATAACAATGGTGGTGAAGTAAGAGTGCAGTATGTTCCTGTACCATACAACCTATCATTTGAACTTGGCGTAATTGCTAAATCACAAGACGACGCCCTACAAATCACCGAGCAAATATTACCATACTTCCAACCATCATTCAGTGTTACTCTCAACATGATACCTGATATGAATGAGAAGAGAGATATTGCTGTTGTTCTAAACAATGTATCATATGAGGACACATGGGATGATAGTTTCTATGAGCGTAGATATATTGTTTACACTCTTAACTTCCAGATGAAGACATATCTATACGGTCCTTACAACACATCAGATGTCATCAAGAAAGCAATCATACACGAAACACTTGGTGATACAGCAGTTAGTCGTAGAGCTATCACTAGAACATATACACCCAAAGCAAAAACTGATATCAACCAAGATGGTCAGATTGATGCTGCAGATGACGTATTAGTCGATGCTGGTGATGACTTTGGATTTAATGAAGGGATTGAATTCTTATGAACCTAGAAGATAATATGGAGGAACTTCTTAACATGGACGTAGAACATGTTGAGAAACCTAACTTGCCAAAGGTAAAATCAAAAGAAGATGATCAACAAAAAGATTATGAATATACTCGTGGTGAATTGTATAGTCTTATAGATCAGGGTCAGGAGGCGGTTAAAGGTGCACTAGAGGTAGCACAGGAGAGTGGTCACCCTAGAGCGTATGAGGTTGCTGTAGCAGCAATGAAGCATGTTGCTGACATGACAGAGAAATTACAAGACTTACATAAGAAGATGAAAGACCTTGACGAAGAAGCAAAAGGTCCTTCAAAAGTTACTAATAACGCTATGTTTGTTGGTTCTACATCAGAACTACAGAAGATGTTAAAGCAAATGGGTGGTGGAAAACGCTAAATAGATCTGTATACCCTGACATGGTATGAGAAGCTATAAAGAATTTAAAAGACTCACTGAGTCTGCCATTGAGCAGGATAACGGAATTTTAGAAGGTGCAGCCTGGACAAAGAAGGCTGGCAAGAACAAAGAAGGTGGACTTAATGAGAAAGGAAGGAAGTCTTACGAAAGAGCAAATCCTGGATCTGACCTTAAAGCACCAAGCAAGAAGGTTGGAAATCCCCGTAGGGCATCCTTTTGTGCTAGAATGAAAGGAATGAAAAAGAAATTAACTTCAAAGAAAACAGCCAGCGATCCTGATAGTAGGATCAACAAATCACTAAGAGCTTGGAATTGCTAACATAACTTATAAAAACATTATGAAATTAACTATTACTGATTATATAAACTATAATTAGTATATGAGTTTGATATAATAATGCGTCTTAATCACAACGATATTCAACGTTGTATTACTGCTTGTAAGGTCTATCAAGATCAGACTGGTAGTGAATGGATGTGGGAACAATACGAATCCTTGATTAATAAACTCACTGTTTATAAAGATCAATATTCTACCGACGATTAAAAATGAACTATTTAACTAACTTAATTGTATACTTTGTTTCAACTCCATCAGTTTATACCCTATCTGGAACTTGGGAAAAACAACCTTTAGTTCCAGTTGAAATGGTATTCAGCACAGCAGTGGCAATAGCAACACTAGGTGTTGTTGCTGGATTAATAGTAGGTCTTTCAATTATTAAAATAAAAAGGAAAAAAGTATGAAAACATTCAACACTGTTGTTTTAAACATCACTGTTGCAATCTTAGACTTTCTCTACAAGGGTAGAGACTATCAACGTTTTTGGGTGCTTGAGGAAATAGCTCGTGCACCCTATTTTGCTTTCTTGAGTGTGTTACATTTTAGAGAAAGCATGGGACTAAGAGGTCCTGACCATCTGTATTTGATGAGAGAGCACTTTGATCAATCAGTTAATGAAACAGAACATCTAGAATACATGGAGAGTAAAGGTGGTAATGCTTACTGGATAGATCGTTTTCTAGCAAGACACCTTGTTCTAATATATTACTGGGTCAATGTAGTTTATTACTGGTTGTTCCCTAAACTAGCTTATCATCTATCGTATGAAGTAGAAATTCATGCTGCTGATACATATGCAAAATATCTTGAAAAAAATGGTTCAGATGAGAAAATATGTGCTATACTAAATGATGAGTTGAATCATGCTTCTGAACTTCTGCAAGCAATGGAGAAAAATTTATGCCAGTATACCAAGATTACGAAATTAGAATCAATCTAAATGAATTGATTGAAAAGAGAATACCATGCTGTGATCTATTACATCCTGATCACTGTTTAACAGAGAAGCAGGTTGCTGAGATTGCACATGATATTAGAATGGATTTAAACTTACATGATATCTTTAAGCAAGTTGATCAACACATCATGAGATATGTTGACGCTGCTGGAATTGATAATAAGGATCATTGGGTTGAACCACATTTACCAGATTTAGATAGAGACATATCTGATGAAGTCGGCATTGATTTTGATTAAATGAGTGACATACATTTTAAGAGACACCGTGTGTTTCGTGAAACAGATGACGTAATATTTTACGATATATCTGTAGAAGAATCAAATGCTAGTGATCTTGTGGTGCACACAGGTCCTGCAGTATCACCTCCACCTGATTGCGTAGGAGGTAAACAGTTCTACATTCATAGTTTTCAAGATGACTGTAATAGAGTCATACAAGGAGAGAGAACTTTTGAGTTAGTTAACAGAGATTGGAAATATCCTTATCATATAATACATCTCAATGTACACAGTGGTGCATTGATAATACCTCGTGGCACATTCCATAGATCAGTGTCAGGTAAGGATGGATCAATAGTAATTAATCAGGCAAAGAGATACGATGGGTTTGATCCCAGTGCTGAATTCTATCCTGTTTCAACTGCAGAGAACATGGAATTGTATAACATTCTAAAAAACGAGAAACCTGTTATACATACTTTAGGTGAGTAAATGAAGACAAATGAATAAGTTAAAATGGATTTCTGTTGGTATTGTTGGCAGTCTTTTTGCTGCGTCACATATCGGAATGATAGGATACATTGCTACAAGACAAACAGAACCAGCACTACCATCAGTGGATTTACCTGTAGGTCCTTACACATCATATAAAGTGAGTGTATCAGACGAGGGATATGCTATATCATATAAAGCAAACGATCCCAAGACAGCATATATCACTAAAGATATTAAAGAGAAAGCAGGATTCTTAGGACTTGCAAGTAATACAACTAAAGTTGCTGAAGAATACTTCATGGATGGTCAGACTAATCAAGGTGGTGCAGTATCTAATACCAGATCATGGTTAGATCAGAAACCAGGTTTGACTAATGAACAAGCAGCAGCGATAAGTGCTGAAAAAATTGCATGTATCAAAGCAATAGGATCAGGAGAAGGTACAGGTAGAGTAGTTGGTACTAGCATTGGTGCAGCTGCAGCACCTAGTCTTAGCACTATACCATTCGTAGGATGGGTAGCAGCAGGATGGGTAGCAATGTTTGGTGGTAACCAAGGTGCAGAGATAGGTGGCAATATGGCAGAGGAAATGAGCAAGGACTGCTAATGACAATCCCCACTATAGTGATAAATGGTGGCAATGTTCCTACAATCAGAACAACAACGATTTTCATGCCACCATCATGGTTGACTGACAATCCTCCTACTGCAATCCCTATCTACGGACCTGTAGCAAGTCCTGATATGATAGGGGTTCCTGTTATTGATATACCTGGATGTGTAGAAGCACATGAGCAGAACAGTAACAGTATAATGAAGAACAAAAATCTAGAGAAGGATGACCCCGATGGTGTCGTAGTTTATTGCGATGCAGGGGTTCCTTCTTATGATGCAATGAATTATGAACCAGAGCAATTAATAATTACAAGAGAAGCACCTGTACCAGAAGTTGAACCGCCACCAGAAGTTGAACCACCTGAGGTTCCTGATACTGGTGATGTAGGTGGTGAAGTACCATGTCCAGGTCCTGCACAACTAAGAGTTGGTGACTTAACACAATCAGGTGATGAAAAAGTTATAGGTCACGAACTTAGTTCTGACGGTAAAACCTGTGTGACATTGTATGAGGCAACTAGTGTTGCTGATAAGTATCTACCTGCACCAAATCAAGTGACCACTACCGTAGCAATAGCAGTGGTCGCAACAGCAGGAGCAGCAGCAACTCCATTACTTTTAAGAGCAATCAAACCAGTCATAAAAAAAATCACGACTGCAGTCCAAAAGAAACTTGGAAAGCATCGTGAGTTATCAAAGAGTGAGATTATTGCTAATCGATATCGCCAATCGAAAGGTTTAGATCCTTTAAAGATTCCGAAGAAGTTGAAAAAGAAGTAGGTTGTATATCGTGTACATGAGGAGTAATAACGTTCTTACCATTGACCATAACGTCAGCACATATAGCATAGTAAGGAGAGTTTGGATGGAAGGATAT